CGTATGATGTAAAAGGATTAGAAGTGTCGTTTATATACGGCCCGCTTGACTGAATAGATATATTTGCACTCTCATATTTTGTATTATTGTCAGGAAAAGAGTTATTCAAATAACATACAAGATCGTCTTGAACTATTGGGATAAGAGTAGCTATCCATGTGTCATAAGTTGACGCTGTGATTCCTAAAAGTGTTTTGACTTCTGCAACTGTTATTATTGCCATTTACCCTCCCTGCGTCATGTGCCCTTGAAATTTGCACGTCATGTCTGTATTTGCTGTTGTTGCGTCTCTTACTTTCACGCTTATATGGTCGCCTGTATTACCGCTTAATCGTAAAGTCACACCTGTTTTAGATTGTCCATTCCATGACCGTCTACATCTCATCCCATTCTCACCGCCCGGCGCTTTATCTGAATATGTTACATCATAAGCTTCTGACACAAAATCTCCATTTGTTCGAGCTACAAACAAATTATATGTTTCGCCATTTATTTGTCTAAATAGAGTACCGTTTGTAAGAGCTGCTATCCCGCCATATTTACCATCATCCATCGCAGTGCCATCTACGATTGAGATTATTGCTCTTGATATATCATATGTTGAACCAGTTGGAGGATATAAACTAAATTCTATGTCAGCAGTTGAGCCGTCTACATTCATGTGAATATTTGTTATCCTGACTTCCGCCTCTGTTGTAAAAGCGCAGCAAGTAGGCATATCGACAGTTAAATCGACCGATGTTTTTGAAGTTATGGACGCTTGTAAATACCTTCCTCCTTCTTGTATTTCAAGATGATCGTTTGTGGTTGCTGTATGTCCGCTTGAAATCGTTATAACATTATCGTCTACAGTCAAAGCGCTTGTCAAGTTTGAAGTAGACAGCTTTCTTGAAGCAAATATACTTATAGGCTCTGTATGCTGGTCTTGAATAGCAACATCAAGAGCAACCATAGAGCTATTATAAACAGCTGCAAATTTTGTACTCATATCTTCTAATGCTATAAGTATGTCTTCTATTCTGTTACTTGTTCCATTAGTTTCTGGCATTTATTCTCCTATCAGAGACCAAATTTTTGTTGCCGTTGAAGAGCCTGCCGGAAGACTTGCGCCAACTGTTGTTGTATTAGCTGTTCTATTGTACGTTGTATCATTTGCGCTGTTTGCGTTATCCCCTAACATTTGAGAATTACTCCCTGCGGTTCCTGCAAATCCTATCCAATACAAAGTCCTACTCGAAAACGTAACAGATGAAGACAAGGTGAACGTCATTACACCTGTTGCCGCTACCGTTACTGGCGAAGCAACACCGCCAATCTTTGTTCCTGCGCTGTTATATAGTCCCAGGTCAACGTCTGTTGGTGTTCCTCCGACTGCATGAATCCAGATATAAACTTTTGTCGCTGTGAATCCAATTGGTACTAAAAACGAGTTATAATACGCAACATTTGGAACGCCTAAAGTCGGCGTCGCTCCGTAAGGAAACGGGAAACTTTCTTGATAGCGTTCTACTGTTCCGCCACCACCTGCGCTTGCTGGATATATAATAGGCATTTATTTAATCTCCATATAAGACAGTTTTACAGTCTTTCCTGTTGAAGCATAACCGCTCACCGCTCCGATGTATAAATCTTCTGTAACGCTTGCGCCTTTTCCATTATATATAGATGTGCTTCCGCCGAGTAATATATGATATTTGGTTGTACTCGGCGTTATTCCGTACCCTATATAGCAAGGAGATGTTGAGAGATTCTGAATAAAAAGCTGTTTTCTTCCTGTGCTTTTTGTAGCGATTGTAACCGCTCCGCTTGATGTTACTGTTAGTATGTCCCCTGTTGAGTTAGCAAGGTCTGTTGACCCTCTAAGACCTCTTGCAACATCGCTTGACAGATTATCTATTGCAGTACTATTGTCTATAGTACCACTTGAAATATTCCCTGTATTTGTTGCGATGTCTTGCAAATATTTAGTTGCTGCATTAGTTTCAGGCATAAGCCCTCCTATCTAAACTGACGCTCCAAAGCTTCACAGTCTTTTATAGCGCCCTCTTGTAATTTTATATCATCACGCATTTTATCGAACTGCGCTTTTAACTTTCCTAAACCCTGTTTCAGTCCGTTCTTTCTATGTCTAATAGTAATAACAATATTATTGTCCTGCTCATAGCCATATAAAAAAGGACATCTAAAAATCTCTGATTCGTCAGGAACAAACGTTTCTATTCCTAAACCGTTAGCAAACGCAAGCCAAGCTTCACACGCTTGTCTTTGTTCTCCATACTCTTCATCATAAGCAGCCATGTGAATGCCCCATAGCTCAATTTTTTTATAACCCTTCTGAATCGCTAACGCTATCATATACGCTATTGTCGATGTAAAATATTTTGCAAACCGCTCATTCAGTTTAAAAACCATATCCTGTACCTTTTTCAACGGGTATGTCATCGACCGCTTAATTTGCGGATTCTCTTTCAGCATGAATACTGGTTGCGGGTGGCTGTTCAGTCTATCCCTAATCGTCATCCAATATTCCATAGGGTGCATTTCAAACAGCAAATCAATCTTTTTTCCTTCTGCCACTTTATGTGTCATTACAGGAGCACAAGCCCAAAAATCCGCTTTTGTTTTCCATGGCGTATGTGCTAAAGTTGAAGCTGTCCCTAAAAGTATGACAGTATCATGTTTCTTTTTATAAGTAACATTATTTCCTGTCCATTTCGTAAGCGTTGCAAGTTGTTTTTCCCCTTGCACTTTTACTTTTTCTGTGTTCATATTTCTTCCTTTAATAAAAAATATAGGGAGCGCAAAGGCTCCCCTTTTTAAACCTCGCTAATGTAAATAGCACCAAGGTTAGACTGGTAAGAACTACCAGAACCAGTTGACCAGTGAGTACTAAAATTAAATTTTATGTACTGGTCTGTGTCTAGGAATCGTTTTGTTTCTTGTATTACAAAGAAACGTCGATTCTGACTGGAACCTGTTGAACTTGTTACAGAAATATCAAGATTCCTTGCTGTGGAATAAGCGCCTTTTTCATAGTCATCTTTTCCTGCTGTTGAACCAGATACAACCGTTATCCGTCCTGTGCCTGTTGAAACTGAAGAACGAGTCACGACAAAAACAAGTTTTGTGGGATCGATTCCGGTTGTTTTAATATAAGCACCGTTAGCTGTGCTTATTTTTGTACCTGTAAAAGTTTCCGCACTTGCAGTATCCATGTCGGTAGTTTTACAAGGCGTAATTAAATCTCTTGCCATTTTTTACCTCCTCTTATGGTTCTGCTGTATAGTCAGCTCTTAAAACTGCTAATGTTGATGGTCTTGCAACTTTTGCGCCGTATAAAGCTAAACCTTTAACTGCGTCACTGAAAGAACTTTCAGGCCTATACGCTTCCATTTTCATTAACTGCTCTGCAAAAGTTATTGTTCCTCTATATCCTGCCATAATACGAGTTTTCGCATTAGTGGAAGGAGTTCCGATTGAAACATTATTGGAAACATAAAGATCAAAACCTAAATAACGACCAATAAAGCCGTTTGTTATAGTTTCACTATTATTTGTATCCAAAGTAATTTTTGCTAAAATCAATTTTTGATGGAACCAAGGCGGTACTATCATCCATCGTGTTTCTAATGGAACATCGTTTTCACTCAATTTTTGAGATACTAAACCCATATATTCGGTTATATTAACTGAAGTTATATCGATCGGCGTACCTTCTGTTCCTAATCCGCTTGTAATACCAGCGTCAGTATAAAGCGAAGCGATATACTGGTCTTGCTGATCTCTTAAACTCCATGCCGCTTCTCTCATAGCTGACTGCATGATTTTAGGTTTGGTCTGTGCGCTGTCAACATCGTCAACTTTGAACGCAAAATATTTTCTTTGATTGATTTTGAGCTGTGTTTGTGCGTCATCGATTGTTTGCACTGTTAAGGTTGTGCTATTAGGAGTATAGTCAGAAACATCAATAAGCCCGATTGTATTGATTCTTACAATATCGCCGAACTGTGAGATTTCTCCTTCATAGTCTCTATTAGCTACAAAACCGAAAACATGTGCTTTTCGTAAACGCTCTAACAACTCACCTGACCATATTTCAGGAATAAATTGTTCTAAAGCCATTTATTATCCTCCGATTTTATTTGCAAGCCTTAAATAATGTGGCTTGACTTTTTCGTACTCACCCGGATGTTTAGCCAAGTAAGCTTTGATTTCCGCCATAGTGTTAAACATAAGATTTTCATCACTACTTGACGGATCAGAGGAATTTTGAGCCATAAATTTATTTGTCGCTTTCTGCTGCCAAAGAGCTTTTTGCTCTGACAGTAAAGCGATTTTATCTCTTGTTTGTTCTTCTGTCTCACACACCAAAAGGTCAGATAGCCCATGAACAAGATTAAGCTTTCTCTCGTTTAATTCCTGAATAGCAATACTTTTAAGCTCTGCATGACGCTTCGCCCTCTTTTGCTCTTCAAGTTCTTTTTCTATTTTTCTTAATCTTTTCTGTTCTTCTGTTTCTTCTGGATAACGTGATTTTATTTCTTTCTCAACTTCAAGGGATACTTGGTCTTTAAAATGACCTTCCTTGAATGTGTTTATTGCTTGACTCACCCTCTTATCCGTCGCTGACTGAAACCATTTTTTACCCTCATCGGTTTCTACCCACGAAGATAACTGTTCGTTTAAATTGCCAAAGATCTTGCTTTTAGCTTCCTCATTAGATTCTAAAAACGCTTGAACCTGATCCAAAGTGATTTCACTTTGAACAGCTTCTTTTTTTTCATCTTCCATTAAAAACTCCTTACCCTATTGAGTGCAAGCCTCATAGTGTATTATTATTTATAACTTAACATATTTCCTTTAATATGTCAAGTTTTTTATACAGTGTATTATTATTTATACAGCAGGGAATAATATTTGTCCATAGATGTTCTTTTTTAATCCTTTTTCCTGTGCCCACTGCTTAAATGTCTGTGCTGGTATCAAGCCATCTTCTCTCGTGCGTCTTATAGCAGGAGAAAAGCCCTCTATTCTTTCAACCGTTCTTTCCCGGTCGTTTATGTCATAGGCGGCAACTCCTGAATCTCCAACTGGCTTTGGTTCTGAAACTCCCGGATATTTGAACAAACCATCTTTATTGCTTTCTTGACCGTCCATTTGCGCTGATTGTGGACGTGTTCTATCATCGAGAGTGGAAACCAAAATAAACTTGACATCCATACCGTTCTTTTTAGATTCTAAAAACTCTTGTCTATGACCCATTTCAACAACTCTATGAACTTCTGTTCTTGCTATTCTTATCGCTTTATTTATGCTAATATTCATAGCTTTCTTTATATCCTTACTCATTTGAGCAATACCTTTCCCTTGTGATAAGCCCTGTGCAATCGCCCTATTTACTCCCTGCTTTGTAGTCCCTGACAAATCATTAAAAGCAATATATTTCAGTGGATTATTCAAAGCGTTTTTTATGTCCGCTTCTTTTAACAGCGTCCAGTCAAGATTGACTCCAACCGCTTGGTCTGTTGCCCATGCATACCCGTAATAACTGCCTTGGTAATCTGCCAATATTAACTTTTCTGTTGCTGCTTTTGATTTAGTTAACATAGGATTTAATATTTCTTTTGTTATTTTCTTCTCAAGCTTTTTCAATCGATTAAACTTACTCATTTCTGAAAGTGTTAACTTCCCATTTACAGCCAGTTTCTCATATAGATCGACCATTAACACTCTTATTTGATTTAAAGCTTTCCTATACAGTTTTATTAACTGCTTTTCTGTTCTTTTAGCATTATTTATTAAAAACGAGTTTACTTTGTTCTGGTTTATTTCATGGTTTCTGG